CCGTCCATGCGTCCCGGGCCGTCGTAGTCCGGCTTGCTGCGCTGGCGCCAGATCATCGGCGTGCCCTTGGAGACGCCGGCCAGCTCGGCGATGGCCGGCAGGTCGATCAGCGGGTCCGGGTCATCGGGGTCGAGGTTGGGGAACGTCTCGCGCAGGAAGGCCAGCACCTGGGTGATCTCGGCGTCCGGGTCCGACACGTTCTCCAGCGCCATTCGGGCCATCACGCCTCGCTTCCATGTATAGTCAGTATTGACATGTGGTCGTGCACTATACAATCATGACACATGTTCGAGGTCAACGAACAGGTCGGAGCTGTCATGAAGCTGGAGCAGGCGCAGGCCCTGGTGCGTGCCCGCTGCTGGGGACGCTGCGAGGGCTGCGGCCGGTTCGGCGTGGTGCAGGTGCATCACCGGCAAGCTCGGGGGATGGGCGGGGTCAGTGGTCCGGCCGGCGAGCTGGCTAACGATCCGCGCAACCTGCTCGCGCTGTGCCCGGCCTGCCACGACGAGACCGAACACTCCTCCACCTGGACGGAGTGTGAGCGCAAGGGCTGGCGGTTCCGCCACGGCACCGACGTGGACCCGTTGACCGCGCCGGCCCTGATCCACACGGTGCAGGGCCACGGCTGGTGGCTACTCACCGACGACGGCGGTTACCGCTGGGTCGGCCCGGCGGACTAGCACTACACCTGGAGAGAGGAAACAGACATGGTTCAGCAAAAGGAGCAGGTCCGCGACATTCTGACCAACATGGTCAGAATGGGTTGGCATGTCAAGGAGAACGCCAACGGCACCTCGGCGCAGGTCGGCGCCCCGGGCAAGCCGATGGTGACGGTCCCCGTCCGTGGTTCCGGGTACGGTACCGGACTCGACAACGCCATGCGCGAGATCCGCCGGACGGGCTACTTCGAGGCGTGGCCGGCGTTCGTGGCCAAGCGCGACACCGACCGTAAGGCAGCGGCCGGCGTGGAGGCGGTACCGACCCCGGCTCAGGTGTTCGCCGCCGAGGAGGTACCCGAGGTGGCGCCTCGGACCACGGCCAGCACGAGGCTGGCCGGCACGGAGCGCGACGTGATCGACGGGCATCAGGTGACCGACCGCGTACCGGCGAAGGGTCGCAACCCGATCGGCGGCAAGCCGATGCCGGTGGGCGGCGTGGATGAGGTCATGCTGGATGACGGGCGCGTGGTCTACCAGTGCATACGCTCGGAGTTCTGCTTCGATGCCTTCGCTGCCGTGGCCTCGGCCGTCTCGCACCTGCGGACCCACGGACGCCCTCAGGCTGCGGCCCGCAAGGACAAGGCCCTGGCCGCTGAGGAGCGTAGCCGGGCGCAGAAGTCGCAGGCCGGCACCAGGGCGCACGAGGTGCGCCGGATGCGCCAGGCGCTGCTGCTGGGCGACGAGTCGCGTGCCGAGTGGCTGCTGACCCTGGCCGATGAGCTGGAGCAGGCGATTCCGATCCTGCGGGAGCTGACCCGCGTCAAGGTGGACGTGCCCGACCTGGTCACCGAGGAGGAGCTGGCCGAGCTGAGGGCGAAGGCCGCGAAATGGGACACCTTCCTGAGCATGACTCGAAGCTGAACGCTTGACCTTCCTCGGGTGCGGGTTACGGTGCCCGGGGGAGGTCATCGAAGGGAGACGACGTGCTTCACCTGCTGATCGCCGTGCTGGTTGCCGCCGGCCTGATCCTGCCCGCTCCGCTGCTGGGCCGCCGCGTCGAGCGCCGCCGCCGGCTGGCCGGCGAGCGGGCCGTGGCCTTCGCGCGCCAGGAGACCGCCGAGCGTCGCGCCCGGCCGCCCGCGCTTCCGCCGGCCCGCGCCATCACGCCGGAGGAGGAGCTGGAGCAGAAGCTGGAGGCGGTCAACCGGGTACCCAACCGGCGAACGGAGAAGGTGCTGAACCGGCTGGAGGCCCACTGGCACAGCGAGCTGGACCGGGTGCTTCAGCGGGCGTTCGACGCGCTGAAGCTGGACGAGGTTGACCGCGAGTGGGCGGTTCTCGGTACCGGTGAGTACGCGATTGCCCACGCCGGTTGAGCGGTCTGGCTTGACACCTCCATCTGGAGAGGTGTATCGTCACACCTAACACCACCTCTACACCTGGAGGAACCGCAATGACCAGCCCGCTGTTCGATGACACCCTGTATGACCCGACCAAGGACCAGACCGTCACCGGCTGGGGCACCCAGTACGACATCGCCGAGAACAAGGTCCAGCACGGCATCGACAAGACCGGCGGCGTCGCCGCGTTCGCCAGCGTCCGGGCGCCGGCCTGGCACAACCTTGGCGTCACCTTCGACCACCAGGTCACCGCCGAGGAGCTGCTGGTCGCGGCCCACGCGGACTACGACGTGCTGAAGGTGCCCGACTACGCCCACCACGAGGTGCCGGTGCTCGGCGCCAACGGCCAGCCGATCATGATGCCGGACGCGAGTGGCGAGCGCACGCCGATGATGATGACCCAGTACATCGAAGACCCCAACGTGCGCAAGCTGATCCGCCAGCACCCCGTCACCAGGCAGTGGCAGGTGCTGGGCACGTGTGGCCCGAACTACCAGGTCGTGAACAACCGGGAGGCGTTCCTCGGATTCGGCGACGCGATCGTGGACGTGGCCGAGCCCAACGCAGCCGCCTGTGGCGTCCTGTTCGAGGGCAAGCAGGCATTCATGTGCTGGAAGCTGCCCAAGGATGTCCTGGTCGGCGGCGTGGACGCCTCCCAGCTGTGGATGCTGGTCCGCACCAGCCACGACCTGAGCACCCCGCTGACCGGCGCGATCACTCTGCTGCGCACCGTGTGCGCGAACACCGCGAACTGGAACCTGGCCCGCGCCGTCAGCAAGTTCACGATCCGTCACACCAAGAACGCGAAGATGAACCTCTCGGACGCCCGGACCGCCCTGAAGCTGTCCTACTCGTACGGCGACGAGTGGGCGCGCATCGGCAACGAGCTGGTCGCGACGCCCATGATGCCCCGGGTCTTCGACCGGATCGTCACCGAGAACTTCGGCCCCGGCGAGGAGCCCAGCGCCAAGGCCCAGGAGAACTGGGACAAGAAGCGCGACAAGCTGATGGCCCTGCTCACCCAGGCCGACACCCAGGCCAACGTACGTAACACCGCGTGGGCCGGTCTCCAGACCGTCATCGAGTACTGCGACTGGGAGACCAAGGTCGGCGCGAAGGACACCGGGCTGAGCGACGACGGGTACCGGTTCTGGCGCTCGCTGGATGGCGAGAAGTCGGTCACGGCCCCGAAGGTGAACGCGCTCCGGATCTTCGCCGACTATGCCGGCGTGAAGCTGGACGCCTGACCCCTGCAACAGCCGGTCCGGCCCCACTCTCCCGGGGCCGGACCGGCACGTCTACACCTGGAGGAAGCATGTCCGACCTGCGGTACGCCCTGGAGGAGCTGGCCCGCGAGCTGCGTGCCCGCATCCACACCACCCCGAGCGCGCGACGGGAGAACCCGTGGGTGCCCGGCGGCGAGTTCACGGACGGCAAGTTGATGACCGCCCTGGTGGTCGCCGAGAACCTGCTGGCGCAGCCCGAACCCGACGAAAGGACAGAGAGCGGATCATGAGCGAAGAACGCAAGCCGAACTACGCGCAGGGTCTCGTGCTCCTCGTGTGTGGTCTCGTGATCGTCCTGGCCCTGCTGCTGTGGGGCTGGGACTGGATCGTGGACCTGATCTGATGAAGATCTTCTACGACTGCGAGTTCATCGAGAACGGCACCACCATCGACCTGATCTCCATCGGCATGGTCACCAGCGACGGCCGCGAGTACTACGCGGTCAGCGAGGAGTTCGACCACCAGGCCCTGCTGGGAAACCCGTGGCTGGTGGAGAACGTGCTGCCCTCGCTGCCGTACGTGCGCTCCCGGGGCGACCTGGCCGGCGACTCCCGGTACCTGCACCTGGACTACGACCACCCGGACTGGCGGGCGGTCAAACCTCGCTGGCGTATCGCCGACGAGGTTGGTGACTTCATCCTGGGTGCGGCCACCGGGCCTGACCCCGAGCTGTGGGCGTGGTACGGCGCCTATGACCACGTGGCGCTCTGCCAGCTCTGGGGGCCGATGATCGACTTGCCCGAGGGCGTCCCGATGTTCACCTGCGACCTGAAGCAAGAGGCTGTCCGGCAGGGTGACCCACGGTTGCCCGACCAGCCGGCCAGCGTGCACAACGCGCTGGCCGACGCCTGGCACAACGTGGTGCGCGCCCGTGCGCTGGGGCTGATCGCATGAAGGTTCAGAGTGAGCCGCTGCCGGGGGAGGAGGCGTGGATTCCTTCCCCTGTGGAGCCCGACATGCTGTGGCCGCGTCGCAAGATCTTCGGCGGCGACGCGGCCTGGACGCCGTACCGGGCCAAGACACACCAGGCGTGCTCGACCTGTGTCGAGGTGCTGATCGAGCACGAGAAGGAGCCGTACCCCCGGCCGCCCGGCCACCCGAGCCCGGCCACGAGGGTGCGCAACGGGCCGAACGGTCGCACGTGGCACTGTGCGCGGCACGGCGAGGCGCTGGAGCGCAAGGACAGGGAGATCAAGGCCCGGCTGACCACGATGCGGGAGCACCGGGAGCACGTGGGCCGGTCGCGGCGGTAGCTCCAGATGGACGGGACATGCCGTACGAGGGAGTTGTAAACAGGACACCCACGCGGTACCGTGGACTCACGCCGGGTTCGCGGCCGGTGAGAGCACAGGGGGGCGACAAGCCTCCGGCGGTACCCACGTCGGGTCAGCCATACCGGCGGTGCTCGACGAAGGCTAGGCGCCAAGCAACCGCTCTGCGGGGACGACGGCGCCGACCACCGACCCACGCAATGCAGGCGTGGCGCGTCGGAGGCCAGGTGAGGAGCTAGTCCTGGCGGTACGCGGATGTGGGTAGGGCGCTGAAGCCCGCGAGGGCACGTAGGCGACCGGCTGGGGTTCGACTCCCCGGCCGCGTGCGTAGCAAGGATTCACCCATTCGGGTGACGGCTGCGCCCGGCCGTGGTCTAGCCAAAGCGGAGCGGCAACGCGAAGCAGGGCACCCAAAGTTCACCCCGTGGGGTGGGTGCGAGTGGCGACGTAATCGCCGTGCGGGAGCTGGCGGAACACTGCCGGTGTACTCGCTGGACCGCCTCCCTGGCGCGCACTTCGCCGGGTCGGACGGCCGGGCCGGGCATACGTCCGGTGCGGTGCGGATCGGGGTTCGACTCCCCGGGCGGTTACGGCTCCGGCGCCCTGGGGAGACCCCCGGAGCTGTGTTAAACGGTCGTACCGTACCGATCCGATGCACCGACGGGATCAAGGGCTTTCGTCGGCGTCACGCCTTCGGGCAGGAGGGCGGTACGGCCGAGCACGGGGCGGTAGCTCAACGGGTAGAGCCGCACGGGAGTAGCTGGATCTTCAGCCCCACGCAAGGAGCAGGTTCGAGTCCTGCCCGCCCCTCGTCACTCGCCCACACGGACGAGTTCGATCCACCTGGAGGGATAGGCATGAAGGTCACCGTCTGGTCGCACCTGCACCGCGAGGACGCCTGGGGCAAGCCCGGAGCGGGCGGCACGCGGCCCGGTGTGCGCGACTATGAGGCGCCGCTGATCGCCCTGGAGAACAGCGAGAGCGGCCTCATGCTGCGCACCTTCGATGAGGAGCTGCAAGACACCACGTGCGCGGTCTACGGTCCCACGGACTGGTCCTTCGTGGAGGTGCTGGAGCCGCCCTCGGACGAGGTGCAGAAGCTGATGGAGCAGCGCAAGGCCGAGCACGACGGCCGGCACAGTACCGGAATGCACATATGAGCCGAATCAAGAAGATCAATGACGATTCGCTGGATCACCTGGTCGCGGTACTGCGGTACTCGTCGCTGATCGCCCTGCTGGCCGCCGTCGCGGGCTTCTTCCTGGCCGCCGCCCTGGGCAGCCAGCAGCTCGCCCTGGCGTGCATCATCCCGGCCGTGTACGCGGGCGTGGTGGGCTACCTCGGCTGGTGGACCTTCGGTAACTCCAGCTGGAAGGAGGGCAGTGATGGCTGAGTCAGGGATCGGGTACCGGGTGACGTTCCCCGGTCCGGTGGGCAGGGTCCACGCCGGCATCGCGCCCACCCTGGTCTACGTCGAGGCGCCGCCCGACGACGACCCGACCGGAGAGGTGCAGCTCGCCGCGCAGGTGCTGGCGTACCTGAAGGGGGTCGGGGTGTTCGACCCGCGCAGCACTGGTGCCGGGGCGGACGTGCTGCTGCTGGCCGACCGCGCCGCCGGTACCGGGACGGTATGGCGGCACGGCAAGCGAATCGGCACGTTCCACCTGGAGCGCTTGTCCGGCAGGGAGGTGGGAGATGCCGGCGTTCCCGAGTAAGGAGCAGATCGAGTACGTCGGCTCGCAGGCCGCCATGCTGGCCGTGGAACACACCGCCGGCCAGCGGGAGGCCCTGGAGCGACTGGCGCACGACTGGTTCCCCGAACACGACGCGATCGACCGCCGCGAGATCGGCCGCCGCCTGGCGCAGGAGCTGCTGAAGATGCAGGGCCGCCTCCAGGCACGGCTGGACCGGCTGGAGCAGGTCGGTAAGGCGAGGTGCCCGAAATGACCTTCACATCGGACAAGATCGACCCGGATGCCCTCTACACCCCCGGCGAGGTGGCCGTCCTGTTCCGCGTCGTACCCAAGACCGTCGTGCGGTGGATCAAGGCCGGCAAGGTCAAGCGCGAGGAGTACACCCGCACAGCCGGCGGCCACCACCGGGTCACCGGGGCCGGGATCCTGCGGCTGAAGAGGGAGGGCTGAGGCGTGGCCACCTACGCCAGCGACACCACCGTGGACTCCAGCGGCAGCCGCGCCGAGATCGAGCGCACCCTGGTCCGCTTCGGCGCGCGACGCTTCCAGTACGGCTGGGACCGCGACACCAACCAGGCGGTGATCAGCTTCGTGTACCGCGACCGCGAGGTGGAGTTCCGCCTGACCTTGCCCCCGCGCGATCACCCGGACGTGAAGTACTCGCCGACCCGTCGCCTCCAGCGCTCCCCGGCCGCGCAAGAACAGGCGTGGGAGCTGCTGACCCGCCAGCGGTGGCGGGCGCTCGCGCTGGGCATCAAGGCCAAGCTGGCGTCGGTCGAGGCCGAGGTCACCTCCTTCGAGCAGGAGTTCCTGGCCGCCACCAAGTTCCCCGACGGCGGGACCGTCGGGGATTGGGTGGAGCCGATCATCCTCAACGCCTACCAACTGGGCCGCGCACCTGCCCCCGTGGCGGTCCACACCGAACTGGAGGCACCGTGAAGCCGCCCCCGATGCCGGACCACTGGTTCCAGCAGTACCTGGCCCAGCTCGCGCCGCCCGGCCGCTCGCCGCTGCGCCCGTATGACGAGACGCTGAAGCTGTGGCGGGCCGGCGTGCGCGACGTGGCCCAGCGCCAATGGCACGAGGCTGTCGTGACCGGGATCGTCGAGGGCGTGAAGGTGGCCCCCCCGCCGCCGATGACGATGACGATCCACTGCGACCAGCAGGCGTGCCGGCTGGCCACGCTCCAGGTGGAGGAACCGGGTGCCGCACCACAAGGATAAGACCCGCCAGCGGATGCGCCGCGACTCCGCGATCGAGCGCGAGCGGGTCGCCCTGGAGATGCTCGTGCTCGGCCGGCGCAACGTCGAGATCGCCGAGCAGATCGGGGTGAACCCTGCCTCGGTGACGAAGATCCTCCAGCGTGGCCTGGAACGCCGGGCCACCGAGGAAGGCCCCACCGTCGAGACGGCCCGCGCCCTGTACCTGGACGGGCTGCGCGAGCTGAAGCGCTCCTGGATGCCGTTGGCGCTGGGCACCTTCGTGATCGACGACGACACCGGCACGACAGCCCGTCCTGACCCGCGTGCCGCCGACATCGTCCTGAAGATCCTCGACCGCGAGGCCGCCGCGCAAGGCCGGGAGATAACCCCCGCACCGGGGCAAACCAACGTAGTCAACGTATTCGGCAGCCAGGCAGATAGCCTCCGTGATCAGATCATGGCCAGCCTGGCGAACATGGCCGACAAGAGCGGCGCCATCCAGGCCGAGTTCGCCGAGATCGGCACCAGCCTGGAACTGGCCGCCGGCCGCGAACAACCCACCGACCAGCCCGCACCACCCACACCCGGAGAGGAAGCAGCATGACCAGCCGATACAAGGTCACCATCCGCACCGCCTGGGGCACCTCCAGCCACATCCTCAATGCCGAGAACTACGCCAGCGCCAAGGACGACGACTTCACACGCTTCACCTGCGAAGGCAACGAAGTCCACGCGATCCGCACCGATGCCATCCTGGCCATCGAGCACATCCCGCCGGCCGAGCAGCCGCTGATCGTCCAGCAGCCCCTCGACACCACCGCCATGATCCGGCTGGAGCTGCGGCTGCTGGCCAAAGAGGGCGCCCAGGTCGGTCACTACGTTTCCGACAAGAGCCAGGACGAACCGGTGTACCGGACCATCCAGCGCGGAGAGCTGCACCACCTGACCACCGAGAACCCCGGCGTCATCCTGCACGCGGACAACATGGAGCCCTTCACCCCGGCGGCCGTGGCCGCGCGCATCCAGGACATCCTCACCGACGTGACCAAGCACGACGAGCAGATCGGCTGGCGCGTGATCGCCGTGCGGCCCACATGAGCGAGCCGCTGAGCAGCCTCGATGCCGTACTGACCGAGATCGCCGACGAGCGCGCCCGGCAAGATGCGAAGTGGGGCGAGCAGAACCACCCGCTGATCTCGCTGGGCCTCGACGGCATCCACAGACGACGGCCGTTCGACGCCGCCATCCGGACAGCCACCTGGTACGACGTGCCGACCGCCACCCAGGCCCGCTCCGCCTGTCAGGCCAACGGGCCGGCGGAAGACGACAACTGGGCGGCCATCCTGCTGGAGGAGTTCTGCGAGTTCCTGGAGGCCGCCGCCATGCGCGACGAGGCGACCGCCCGCCGCGAGCTGGTGCAGGTCGCGGCCGTGGCAGCCGCCGCCGTCGAGGCCATGGACCGGAGGAAGACGTGAACAGCGACCCGGCGACCGTCACCCGCGCCCAGGTGAAGCAGGCCCTGGCCGTGCTCGGCCTGGTTGACCAGCGTCCGGGCTGCGAGCAGTGCGCAGACCACCTGCACTTCGTGTCGCTGGTCATCGAGCGGGGCACCGTCACCATCTGTCGGCTGCGCTTCCATCCGGACGGCCGCCTCGTCGTCGGCTCACCCATGGCGGCCACCGAAACCACGGTGGTCCCCATCCGTCGATCACGGGACGAGGTAACGCCATGAGCCGTGTACCGGTGGGCCGGCTGAACGGCCTGGACGCCGAGCCCGGCACCATCCTCGGACCCGACACCGCCGGAGAGCTGATGGTGGTGCTGGAGCGCGACGAGCGTGGGGTGACCTGCGGGTACGCCACCCGCGAGGACATCGACAACGCCAAGGACCGGATGGCGGCCGGCGAGATGTCGCGCTCTGTCTGCGAGTGGGGCCGCCCGGGTCGCGGTTGGTGGGAGCAGGGTTTCTGATGGTCCCCCTGCGGGTGCTGCTGTACCGGGTGGCGGTCGTGTGGTCCCTGGACTTCGCGTTCATCTGTTCGGCGTGGGATATCATCGAGGCCGCCCGGTACGGCTCGATGCGCTATCCGACACCGGACATCCGTACGGTCGCTGCGGTGGCGCTGTTCCTGGCCGTGAACGCCGTTGTCGCCTGGGGCAGCGGAACGAACTGGAGGCGATGATGACCATGGGTGCCGGCGAGATGACCGTGGCCAAGGCGCGGTACCGGCTGGGCCAACTGGCCGAATGCGTCGAGGAACGTAACAAGCTGCGCGAGGATGTCGTGGCCCTCCAGGACGCCTGTGATCGCGCCATGCGCTCCAGCGAATCCTGGGAGACCTGGGGCATGGGCTGGAAGGCCAGGGCCGAGGAGGCTCGCGCTGAGCTGGCCCGCACGTGGGCCAGGCTGGACGCGGCCATGGCCATGCTGCGCGCGGCCGGCGTGCAGGACGAACTGCTCACCGCTGCCCTGGACGGGGCGGCCAGGAAGGTGGATGGCGATGGCGCTACTACGTGAGGACACCCGGCCGTGCGAGGTCGGGACGCCCCTCTACGACTGGGGGAACGTGTGCCCGCGTGATGCCCACGGGGTGCACCACTGCATCCTGTCGGGCGGCCACGACGCCGGGCCGGCGCCGCTGCACGAGATCACCAAGCAGCCGGTCGAGCGGTACCACGTCTGCGAGTGCGGGACCAAGCGGGAGGTCGGACGCCCGGCCAACCGGCGTGACTGAGAGTGATGTGACCTGTGACCAGCGCAAACGTCGAGGCGCAAGATCAATCTATACCCAAGACACCGGGCCAGAAGAACGATCATGAAGCTGAATCTCAGACTGTGGGAACCCAGCAAGATCATACCGTGACCCAGAGTCATTTTTCCGGCCTCGGCCTCCCCGAGGAGGAGTACCCGGACGGCACGGTACTGATCTGGCGGTTCGAGGAGGTGCCGGCGGCCTACGCCATGCGGGACGAACGACTTGCCCGAGTGGCCGGGTACGGGGACGCCCGCTGGTGGACGCCCAAGGGCGCGGCCACCTGGGACCAGCTCCGCGAGATAGCTAGCGGCGACTCCACCCCGCCGATCGTCCTGAAGGCGTGGGGGACGTTCGGCCTCCGGGCCTCGGAGAGCGCTTCGGCGATGCTGGCCCGCCTCGGTACCGACGCGCAGCTCTGGGCGCGCGAGTTCGTGGAGCGCTTCGGGGGTGACGAGCATCTGCTGCTGACCTGGTTCGCCAGCGCCATCGAGACCGGGCGCTCGGCCGGGTACGCGGACACCGCCCTGGACAAGGCGGACGGCGGGGCAGAGCCGTGAGGGCCGTGCACGCGATCTGGACCTGGGTCTTCCTGCCGCTGACCGCCCTGGCCGTGCTCGGTGAGTTCGTCGCCGCGTTCGACACCTCCAAGGCGACCGCGCCGTGGACGGACTACATCACCACGTACCTGCCGCCGTGGGTGACCTTCGCCCTGTTCGGGGTGTTGGTCGCCTGGTTCCCGGCGCACATCGCTACCGAGTACCGCCGGAAGGGTAAGTCGTGGCCGGGAATCTGACGCCAGGCCGCGAGGTCATCGCCTCCGCGCGGCGGCCCGAGCGGGGCCAGCAGGTGGCGGACAACGCCGCCATGCCGACCCCCAAGACCGAGTCGCCACCGCCACCCACACCTGGTCGCCTGGTGCAGGTGGCGGTATCGCTGCGTGAAGACCAGGTGGAGGAGATCCGGCGGTACGTGGACGCCCGCGTGCGCGAGATCGCTCCCCTCGTGGCGCACCGAATGAAGGAGCTGGAGGAGGCGCTGGAGGAGGTACTGGATTCGTTCGGGCGTGGGTACCGACGCTATTCGGCGGTGCGCTCGGGCTGGGTTCCCGAGGACCAGGTGGACCGGTGGCGCGCTGTGCTCAACCGGAGGGCGCGGTGACCAAGAGCAAGATCCGCGCTTACCTCTTCTTCCTGCTGCTCCTCGCCGCCGGGGTCGTCTACGTGGGGCGCTCGGGATTCAACCTTCCGGGCGGGTCAGACGACAACCACACCCTGGTGCTGTCCGGCGGCTGGAAGCTCACCAGCCCGGTCGCCTATGCCGACATCGATATCGAGTGGGCCGTGGGGACCAAGCACGACACGGATTCACTGCGCGTCGATAACACCAACCCGAAGGTGTGGAACCACACCGAGCACAATTACCAGGGCGAGTATTCCTGGATAAGAATCGTCTCCAGGAACGCCAAGGTGGTGTCCTGCGGGATCAACTTCAGCGGCGCCTGGGTGGTCATGCCACAGGACAAGCCATTCAGTGCGTACTGCTACTTCCCTCTGCATTCGGGGCCGAGGAAATGACCATGAGACTTCGTCACGCCGGCCCGTACAGCCTCCAGTGCTACGCCTGCCAGGTAAGGGTGGACCGGCAGGGGGCAATGTCGGAGAAGCGGCTGGCCCGCTGGGAACGGTACGAGCAGATGGTCGAGTACATCGAGACGCTTCCACGTGGAGCCGAGATCTGGCGGCCGGTCCTGGCCAGGAAGGTCTTCGGCGGTGGCCCAACCAACTGGACGGTGGCCGGGCAGGTCGTGCGCGACATGGCAGCGCACGGACTACTGCAACCGGTGACCCACCGCGAAGGTGGGAATACGCGGTACTACCGAAAGGCGTATTAGGTGAAGACCGCCGTAGTCGACGAGGACGACCTTCCCGCGACCTGCCCGGCGTGCGACTCGCGCGGGATGCCACGCCGGCTGTCCGGCCTGCCCTGCCGCGATCCGTGGCACGGGGAGTCGCTGCTGCGCTGGGCGCGCTCGCGCGGATACACGGGCATCGTGAAGCTGATGGAGCAGGCCCGCGAGCGTAGGGCCGACTGGGGTACGGACTGGAAGGAGGAGCCGCAACGTGATCAACATTCCTGAGGGTAGGCGTGCGCTACCGCCGGATGTACGTTGGCCCGCGCCGACCGCCATACTCGCCGCTGTACCGGCAACCGGCGAGATCGACATTCTCCGATCGCGCAACGAAACGCTGGCCAAGACGCTGGCGGAGATCCTTGGTCACTTCGAGGAGAGGCGCCAGCGTTGGGAGGCGCGTGTCGACGTGAGCGAAGCGACCTTCTCCAGGTGGAAGCACGCATTGGAGGCCGGCGCTATGCGTCACGTTCCTGAACTGCTGGGTCAGATCATCGAGGAGCAGGCCAAGCACGTCTTCGCCACCCTCACCACCTGCGTGTGCGGATACGTGCCCGCCGACAACTCCGACTGGAGTGCTCACCGTGCGGCCGTGGCGGTCGAGGTGATCGCCGCGTGGATCGAGAAGCGGACCTCTCCGCGCATTGACGAGCAGGGGCCGGAGCCCAAGCTTGCGAGCGCCTGGGCGGCCGAGAGCATCCGGGAAGGGCTGCGGCGGGTTGACTGAATACGTGGAGCTGTTTGCCAACCTGGCCCAGGAAGGGCTGGGCATACAGAGACCTGGATGGATGGTGGAGAAGGTGACGCAGACGGTGGCCGTCGATTTCGACGGTGTGATCCATCGGTACGCCAAGGGCTGGCACGACGGCACGATCTACGACGAGCCCATGCCCGGCGCGATCGAGGGGCTGCACAAGCTCCAGGAGCGCTATGCGGTGTTCGTGTTCACCTCGCGGGATCCGGAGCGGGTGGCTGCGTGGCTGGTTGATCATGGCATCGTTTCCACCTGGTACACGGGCGACCCGGACGCCGGGAACCAGCACCCAGACTTCTGGAACGACCAGGAGATGGTGCTTGTCACCAACCGGAAGCTACCGGCCGTGGCCTACGTGGACGACCGGGCGGTCCCGTTCACCACCTGGGACTATCTGCTGGCCGTCCAGATGGAGGGACTATGAAGCGCCGGCTGTGCCAGTACTGCGAGGACCCCCTGTCCTGGTGGGCGTACCTGCTGCTGCGCTGGACGTGCAACGACTGCGTGTACCGCCGGGCGCGTAGCGGGCAGCCGATGACCCCGGAAGGCCGGCGGCGGATCAGGGAGCTGGAGCGCGAGGGCGGGGCTGACCGCGAGCCGGGGTGGCTCGGCCGGGAGGTGGATAAGCTCTGGGCGGCGAAGCAGAGCCTGGCCGCGCCGGCTCGCTACTACGGCGAGGGCGGCACCCTGCACGGCACGACCGAGCTGGACGTGGAGACCGACGAGCACGGCCGCGTGGTCGCGGTCTGGTACCGGTGCCAGATGCTGCCGTTCAAGCAGCGCACCGTGGACCACGACCGGGCCGCCGACATGGATCACGCCGGCCCGCCTCCGATACAGATAACCGGCGTGGAGGTGCTGGACCTTCCATCGCCGACGAGGGAGCACAGTTGCCCGCTGCCGGTTATCGCCGACCAGCCGCGAGGCGCGTCGTGGAGCTGTCCTGGCTGTGGCCAACCGTGGACGCTGATCGGCGCCGAGCCGGACGAGAGGGCCTGGCTGGATGCGGGGGACAGGCTGTGAGCCGGCCCGTTGACACCGTGCTCGTGCGCCATGGCCAGCACGAGCCCTCCGCCGTCTGTCACGAGATCCACTGCTACGTGCACAACGTGGACGAGCCCGGCCCCGGGTACCTCGGGTGCGGCGAGTGCTTCCACCTGTACCGTACGGCCGGCGAGCTGCGCCGGGCGCACCGGGCCACGATGTGGCGGATGACGCGCGGAGACCTGTGGCTGTTCGTGGGTGACGCCTGGCGCCCGTCGTGGTGGCGCTTCCTCTGGCACCTGCTCACCGTGCGAGCTGGCAAGATCTACTCGTGCCCGCACTGCTCACACGACTTCTGAGGAGGATTCATGAAGGCGAAGCGCCAGGCTGCCGAGGACGGCCGCCACTGGCCGGACGACGGCAAGATGCACCAGGAGGCGCCGTATCCCGAGGTGCTGGCCAACCTGCTCAACAAGGTCCGGTACCGGGACAACTGGTTCTTCCGGTTGGCCGCGATCGACCGAGGGCAGGGCAGCCTGGGGCTGACGTTGATCATTACCGCGCGCGTGGCCGACAGCCGCAATCGGCACGAGGTGATCAACGTGAACCACTACATGCCGGTACCGCCGGCCGCCTGCGACGAGCGTTCGTGGACGCGCTGGCTGTTCGAGCAGATCCTGTTGGTCGAACGCCACGAGGCCATGGAGTTTTTCGAACTCCTCCACATGGCCGACTACCTCGGTCAGGACGGCAACCGGTATGACCAGGTAGAACGCCCGTACTCCCCATCACACGGGCCAGGCAACGACCCGTACATGATCCGCGAGGTGGGCACCGTCGAGGACCAGCGGACCAGCTTCACGGGTGAGCTACACGACCACTGAGCGCCATCTGAACGCGGGCTGTAAACTGTCGTACCGTGCTGATAGGCTTGACCTATCATGTAAGGCCCCCACACCTGGAGGAAACGTGAGACTTTTCCAGCGCCTCAGTGTGCGACGCGGCGGCAAGCAGGCGTCCATGGGCGCCCTGGCGAGGATGCGCGACCCGCTGCGCGCGATCTTCGGTGACCCGGACGGGCGCAAGGCGCGGCTGGCCGGCGAGCGCGGTCACAAGGTCCAGCCGCTGGACGCCGGTCGCCGGCTGAACAACTACGCCCAGCAGGACGGCGGGATCGTGCGCCTCACCCCGGCACGGCGGCGGCGCATCAGCCACAAGGCCGGGCACGTGGGCGACCTGCGGACCCGCGCGGCGTACTCCCGGGGTGGTGTGGCGGCATGAAGCTGCTCTACCGCCTCGCGCCGGGCCAGCCCCCGGTGGACGTGCACACCAATGCGAAGGGCCTGCTGGGCTGGTTCACGCCCGAGCACATCGGCGGCCTGATCGCGCTGTTCCTGGTGGTGGTCTTCGTCCGCGTTTTCTGGAAGATGATCACGGGTCACCCGGTGATCTTCGCCATCCTGGTGATCTTCGGCCTGCTTGTCGCGGGCGTCCTGACCTTCGGGCACATCCCGTCCAGCGGCGGGCACCCGTTCGGGCCGCCGCGATGACCCTGGCGACGAAGGTCGGCATCGGCGTCGGGCTGGGCGTTATGGGCCTCGGTGCCATGATCGGCTCCAACATGCGCAAGCACGGCGCCGAGGTCAGGTACGGCAGTGTGGTCGTGACCAGCGGTCTGTTCGCCGGCCTGCTGGTCTGGTTCCTGATGACCGTGCCGGCCAGCGGGTGGGACTGGTGAGGCCCACGCTGGGCACCTGGATGAACGTCATCATCACCGCCCTGGGGACGGGCGCGTGCTTCGCGTTCATCGCCTCCCTGGTGGGCGTCCGTCCCTCGCGGTGGTTCTTGACCTTCCTCGTGACGGCGATCCTCGTCGGCGCGATCGGAGTCGCCGCCGTCTACTACTCCGCGCAAGGCGCACCCTGAATCCAACTGGAGGAAACATGCAGAAGCGCTGGACGACCCCCGAGGCGATCGACCGGGAGTTCCAGTACCACTCGCCGAGCGACAAGGCCCGACCGGTGCACGAGGAGGTGCGCGAGATGGTGCGCGCGGTCGCGCACCATCTCAACGACCTGCTCCCCGAGTCCCCGCGCAAGACCGAGGCCATCGGTCACCTGCGTACCGCGATGTGGGCGGCCAACAGTGCCGTGGCCTGCTACGGGGACGACCCCGAGTGGAACCCGCCGGCACCGCCCGGCGGCACCACGTGAGCGACGACCAGCCGGCGGCCCCGTACCACCGTGACCCGGTCGTGAACGACCTGCTGAGTCGAGCTGTCGATCTGGTCGCCGAGGTGAGTGGCGGCCAGTGGAACGAGCAGGCGAAGGACTGGCGCGAGAAGGCGGCCGGCTGGATGATCCAGGTCCACAAGCTGCCGATGAAGCCACACGACCGGCCCGGCGAGCAGCGGGCTGCCGAGTTCGTGTTCATGGCGATCGGCGAGGCATCCACATGCTGGGAGAAGTTGGATGGCACGGGAGTCTTCCAGGCCGATCGTGCAGCTCGCATCGGGCGCCAGCTCCTGATCAACCTCGGTTTCCAGGTGCCCATCGGATACCTGGATCGGGAAGGCGTCGAGCTGTGACCGCGCAGCAATGGGAGATCCTGCCGTTCCTGGTGGTGATCGCCTTCCTGATCACCTGGGTCGTCAGCCTGGTGATCGGGATGAAGCTGAAGGAGGCCGTGGTCGTCGCGCTGGTCGTCGCCGCCATCATCGGCGCGACCTACGTCGGAAAGAGCTTGAACTGAGCAGCGAGACGCCCCGACCGGTTCTCCATCCGGCCGGGGCGTCTCTCGTCAGCGGGGTAGAGCGGCCTACCCGGCGACTTCCGGTACCGCCATCGTAAGCGTCGGGTCGCCGATGATGGCGTCGAGCTCGTTCTTGTCGTACCGGCGACGTATACGGACCCGCTCGGCCACGTGCATCCGGCGCCAGTGCGGGGTCCGGTCGGTCTGGTACTCCACGAACTGTTTCAGGGGTACCGGCCCGATGAGGGTGATCGTCCAGGTGCCGGTCACGGCGACCTCGCCGTCCCATGGCAGGATCACGTCGCCGACGCGGAGGTCTCCGTAGGTGGTTTCTTGCCAGTCGGGTTGAGCACCCATAGTCATCTCCCCAAGACGGTTGAGTAGTTGATGCGCGTAGGGTATCATGTATCGTATGGATAGACAGCAATCAGGACAGATGAATTGGCCGGCGGCGATGGTCCTGTCGGTCTTCTTCATCTGCCTGACCGTGGTCCTGGTCGTGATCTTCTCGTGAACCCGGTCCTCATCGCATCCGGGGTCGGCTTCATGATCCTCGGCGGCGCATTGGTCGCCTGGGGCCGGCGCAACCAGGTCGGCAGCCTCGGCGGCTTCTTCGTGATCTTCGGCCTGATCTTGGTCGGCCTGGGCCTGACCACGCCCGGGAAGTGAGCTACTGCCACACCTGCCAGCGGAGGCATCGCGCGGCGCACCGCCGGCAGGCTATCTGGAATGCCGCGTTCCTGATCACCTGGGCGATCACCGTGATCGTCCGGGCCATTCAATCCACCTGGAGGAAACCATGAGGTTCCTGCTCGGCCTGGGCCTGCTCCTGCTCGCCGTCCTGCTCATCGCGTTCAGCCGGCCGATCGGCGGCGCTTTGATCTTCGCCGTGCCGAGCGCCGTGCTCGGGCTGGTGGCGCTGAGCGGCAACATGGGGGGCCGCAAGAAGTGAGGACGGTCGCCGCGATCTTGCGTCTACTGCTCGCGGTGCTGGCGGCGGTGTCGGCCGTCCTGCTGTTCGCGGATACCGAGCACTACCCCGCCACGCTGGCCCTGGCCGGAGTCGGTGCGGTAGTGGCCATCTGGGGCATGTATACCGGTATGCGCGGTCTCTTCTGAATCCACCTGGAGGAAAGTCACATGAAGGGAACCTTCGCGGGCATCGGCGTCCTGCTGATAGCCCTAGGTATCGGTTCGATCTTCACTGCGAGTCGTCCCGGCGGCAACGCGGGGAACGACGTGATCTTCGGCCTGATCTCGATCGCGGGCGGCGCCGTCCTGCTGTGGTCCGCGCTGAGCGGAGGGGGGAGCGAGAAGAAGTGAAGACCCTGCTCAGGTGGCCCGTTGTGCTGCTCGGCCTGGCCGGCGTGGCGCTCGCGGTAATGCGTCCCGACGTGCTCGGCGAGTTCGGCTCCGGCTCCGAGCCGGCCCGCCCACACAAGCCGCCGGCACTCCAGACCGGGTACCACACGCGCCACGTCATCAGCTTCGAGTCCACCTGGACGTTGCCCAGCACGCCGTTCCAGATCATCTACTGGCGGGGCAACATCCCGACCGTGGTCACCCAGACCGACCTGGAGCGCGGGCCGAAGGGAGCCAAGCACGGCACGCCGCGCTGGTACATCGAGTTCACCTACGATCCGAGCGTGCCGTACGCCATGCAGGTGAACCAGGCCGACGTCCATGCCGTGAGCACCGGCTGCAAGATGGCCATCGACAACCTGCCGGTGGACGAGGAGTACCAGTCTGGCGCCGGGATCGCGCACTGCTGGGTGAACCCGGTCTGATCGAACGCCCGTTCTAACGTGTAGGGCCACGCTTGACAACTGTCGGGCGTGGCCCTCACACTGTCCCCGGAATCGGACATGACGGGGAGTAGTGACATGCGTACAGGTGTTCGAATGATCGGACTGGCCATGGTGCTGGTCGTCGCGCTCATGGCGGCGCTCGTCGTCGCCGGCTCCCCGTGGGACGTGCGGATGACGCCGGACGGGACCGCCGGCCTCGCGCTGGTGGGTCTCCTCGTCGCCTGGGTCGGGGCATCGCTCCTGCTTGGCCGCCGCCGCACGTGAGGCGCAGATGGCCGGAAGCCGTACTGGCTGGCGTGGTGGTCGGCGTCGTCGCGCCCGTCGTGGTGATGTTCCTGCTCTCGTTCTTCGTGCCCTGCTGCTCCGAACCGCCGGCCGGCCCGGAGCCGTCTGCCAGCTTCGCCGGCCCGCCCGTTCCTCCCTGACCGGTCAATCTTGACCGGTACCCTCGCGGCATGGCGCGATCACCGATGGAGGAGCTGGCCCGGCTCTCCCCCGAGGTGCAGGCGCGCTGGCTGGCCGAGCAGCCGGTGCACGTGCTGGAGCAGATGGCCCGCCGCGAGTGGTGGTGGATCGGCCGACCCGAGCAACAGACGCCGGCCGGCAAGTGGTTCGTCTGGCTCATCCAGACCGGCCGGGGCTGGGGCAAGACCCAGACCGGCGCCGAGTGGATCGTGGACCGGGCGATCCGGTACCCGCTGGACCTGACCGGCCGGCCTACCGAGCACCTGCTGATCGCCGAGACGTTGACCGACGCCATGCGCCAGTGCATCGGCGGCCCGGCCGGCGTGCGCCGGGTGCTGGAGCGGCGGCTGGGGTCTGAGTCCAGGTACACGGACGGCCGGGACGGCGGTGCCTGGCACCTGATCAAGAGCCCCAAGCCGTTCATCGAGATCTTCGATCACCATCAGGTGATCTACATCGAGGGCGCCGACGACGAGGACGTGGGGCGCGGGTACAACGCGGCCTCGGCCTGGCTGGATGAGTTCGCCAAGTGGAAGAAGCCTGACGGGTCGTGGACCGAGGGCATCATGCCGGGCCTGCGTGCGGACATCCCCGGCGACTTCCCGCGCGCTCTGGTCACCACCACGCCCAAGCTGGTCGTGCAGCTCGTGGAGTGGCAGGGCCGTGCGGACGGGTCGGTCTGGCTGACCCGAGGCTCCACGTACGAGAACGCCGGCAACCTGGCCGCACCCGCGCTGGCCGAGCTGCACAAGCGCTACGCCGGTACCCGGCTGGGGCGCCAGGAGCTGGGCGGCGAGCTGATCATGGAGGCCGAGGGCGCCCTCTGGGGCCTCGGCATGATCGAGCCGTACCGGGCGGCCCGCCCGCCCGAGCTGACCAACGTGGTCGTGGGCATGGACCCACCCGGCGCCGACGACCCGACCTCCGACGAGTGCGGACTGATCGCCGCCGGCAAGGGCGTGGACGGCCGGGACTACGTGCTCGGCGACTGGAGCAAGCGCATCGTCGGGCACGCCGCCGCACGCCGGGCCTGGACGATGGTGATCGAGTACGGCGCGAGCGTCCTGATCGTCGAGGACAACCAGGGCAAGCGCTGGTTGCGCGAGGTGCTGGTCCGGGCCTACCGCGAGATGCAGGATGAGGGGCTGTTTCCACCTGGAGGCAACCCGCCGGTCAAGATGGTCACCGCCAAGATCGGCAAGCGGCTGCGCGCCGAACCGGTCGCCGCACGCTACGAGCAGGGCTACGTCTCCCACGTGCGCGGCCAGAACCTCGGCAACCTGGAGACCCAGATGGTCAACTGGGTGCCGGAGGAGACCTCCAAGAGCCCGGACCGTATCGACGCGCTTGTGTACGCCCTGCTGTGGCTGACCTCGCGGGTCAAGATGTTCGCCACCACGGCGAGCCCGGCCAGGGCACCGCTACCCGGGCGCACCTCGCTGGGTCCACTCGGCGCGCGGCTGCCCGGCTACCCGGGTTAGGATTCCGGCAAGCCTCGCGCCGCTGCCAGCTCGGCCGGTCCCGTCTTCCCCAAGATCAGCGATCACCGACGGACGCGGCGGCGCGAGCGCCAACCATCCATCGGGGGATGTGGGGTTGACACAGGGCGCTCACCTCGGCGGGCGCCCTGTGTGCTCCTCCGGATGGGTTGTGCCGTTCCAGGTGAAGCGCCCCTATGCTGTGCTCATGCTCTCGCCGATCATCCTCGTTGTGTACGCGCTGGCCGTGGCGCGGACTACCCGGATGATCACGGCGGACAAGATCTTCGAGCGACCGCGCCGGGCCTGGATCGTGGCCGCCTGGCGGCGAGCCCACTCGTGGACCAAGCAGGAGCCCACTGTCGAGGAACGCCGTAAGGCGCTGGCCATGGTGATGTCCAACCACGCTGATCGACCGCCGCTGCTGGCCTACCTGGTTGTCTGCCCCTGGTGTGTGTCCACCTGGACCGGGGCCGTGGTCGCACCGCTGGCCTGGTACTGGGGCGACCGGCCATGGCTGCTGCTGCCCGCGCTTGCGCTGGCGTTCTCGCACGTGACCGGCTTCCTGGCAACCCGCGAGGGGTGAGACGTGGCCCGACTGCTCCGGCGCACCCCGGCCGCTGTGCGCGACCTGCTCCCGGCGGCCGTCGAGGAGTATCGGGGACTGCCGTCGATCATCGCGGCGGCCAGCCAGGTCCGGCTGGAAGGCCAGTCCAGCGAGTCTCTGCGCATCCGCGACCTGGAGTGGCAGCAGGAGGCGTGGCGGCACTACGACATCAACGGTGAGTTCCGCTTCGTGGCCAATCGACATGCAGGCGCGCTGTCGCGCTGCCGTTTGTACGTGGCCGAGCTGGACGAGCGGGGTCGCCCCGGCAAGGAGTCCGCAGATCCGCAGATTCAGGTGCTGGCGGAGTCGATCTTCGGTGGCCCGGCGGCCAAGGGCGAAGGCCTGCGCACCATCGGTATCCAGAACTACGTAGCCGGCGAGTGCTTCGTCGTCGCCGAGGGTGGCAGCCGGGCCGACGGTGACAAGTGGTACGTGGCCAGCGCCAAGGAGCTGGCCCGCGAAGGCAACACGATCTTCGTCAAGCGACCCATGACGATCGGCGGCGGCCGGCGAGCCCTGAAGAAGGGCACCGACATCCTCATGCGGGTGTGGACGCCGCACCCGCGCCTGTTCGACCAGGCCGACTCTCCGGCGCGCTCGGTCCTGCCGATCCTGCGTGAGATCGAGCGGCTGACCCAGCTCTGCTTCAGCCAGATCGACTCGCGGCTGATCTCGGCCGGGCTGCTGCTGCTGCGCGAGGGCGTGGACTTCCCGCACGCGGAGGACAAGGCCGGCGGCGTGCAGGGTCTGCTGGATCAGATCCTGGAGTCGGCCCGTGCCCAGCTCACCGGGGCCGGCACGGCTGCCGGTCTGGTGCCGATCCTGGCCACCGTGCCGACCGGCGAGGGCCGCTACGACAACGTTTCGCAGTCCTTCGCTCACATCAAGTTCGACACCCCGCTGACGGCCGAGCTGCAACAGAAGCTCGACCAGGCTATCCGCCGGCTGGCGCTCGGCCTGGACATCGCCCCGGAAGACCTCCTCGGGCAGGGCGAGGCCAACCACTGGGGGAGCTGGCAGATAGAGGAATCGTCCATAAAGCTGTTCATTGAGCCCGTTTTGGTACGGGTCTGTGACGCCTTTACGGAGGCCTACCTTCAGCCGGCCCTGAAGGTGCTCGGCAAGGACCCGGAGAAGTTCACCCTCTGGTACGACACCAGCCCGCTGACCGTGCGACCCAACCGCATGGAGGACGCCCAGAACCTCTGGGACCGGGGCCTGATCAACGATGAGGCGCTGCGTGCGGCCGGCGCGTTCGAGGACGGCGACAAGCAGAACCAGAAGCAGATGCTCCAGTGGCAGCTCTGGCAGCTTTGCAAGCTCAACCCGGCGCTGATCGCCGCGCCCGGTGTCGCGCAGGTGCTCGGCGTTCCGACGGCCGTCATCAGCGCCGGCCTTCAGCCGCCGGCACCGGCCGCCCCGGAAGGCGCGCTGCCGCCAGACCAGTACCCCACCGACCAGCCGCCGCCGGACGATACCGGCGGCCCGATGGGCGCGATCCCCGACATGCCGGTCGGCCAGACCAGCCCGGCGCAGCGTGGCCGCCGGCAAGCCCTGGCCGCCTCGGGCGTGGCCGAGCTGGTGGCCCAGCACGCCGCCGCGATCAACCTGGCCGCGCTGCTGCCCGGCGCCGAGCAGGTCGTCTACCGCGCGCTGGAGATGGCCGGCGGCCGGCTGCTGGACCGGGCCTCCCGGGGCCAGCACGCCGACGTGCCGAAGTTCCGCATCCACACCCGCATCCGACCGCGCGACCGCGACCATGCCGGCGAGCTGCTGACCGGGGCATGGGCACACTTGGCCCAGCTCGCCGCGCACGTCAACGTGCCGGAGAACGACCTGGAGTACGTGCTGCGCGAGTACTGCACGGAGCTGCTGCTGCGTGGCGTGGAGCACCGCCCGGAGCTGCTGCGCGTGGTGCTGGAGCGGGCGGCGCAGTGACCCAGCCCGAGCAGCCTCAACAGCCGACCGGGCCGGGCGCCGGTACCGCCGTCGCGGTGGGCGCTGTGGCGCTGGCCGGTACCGCGCCGGATCCGTGGCTGCCGATCCGCTGGCGGCGCTTCGCCCAGATGGTCAAGGCAGAGCGTTCGCTGTTCCGCTCCTACCTCGGGATGCTCTCCAAGTGGATCGATGGCGTTCGGGACCGGGTTGTCCACGGGCGGGTGGTGGACCCGCCGGCCGTCTTCGCCGCCGCGCCCGCGTTCCGTCTCGCGCTCGGCGACGTGATCGATGTGGAGATCCGCGAGATCTACCAGAGCGCCTGGCACGACGTGATGCTCGCCGCGCCGCTGCCGCCCGGCCGCGTCGAGAGCTACCTGCAAGTGGCCAAGAACCGACTGGCCAACGTGCCGGACGAGGTCTACACCCTCATCACCAGCGAGGTCGCCAAGGCTCACCACGAGGGCGCCGCGATCGGCGAGCTGGCCGCCCGGATCGAGACCGTGCTCTCCGACAACGAGGTGGCCACCTGGAAGAACCGCGCGCTGGTGGTGGCGCGCACCGAGGCCATCGGTGCCTACAACGCCGGCACGCACGCCGGCTTCCAGTCTTACGCGGCCCAGCTCGGCGGCGAATGGGAACACGGCTGGCTGGCCACCCACGACGAGCGGGTACGCCCGACCCACCTCGCGGCCGACCTCGGTACCCCCGGCACCGGCCAGCGCGTACCCCTGGATGAGCCGTTCGCGGTGGGCCAGGCCCTGCTGGATCACCCCGGGGCGCGCGGGCCTGTCGCTCTACCTGAAGAAGTGATCCAATGCAGATGCTCGCAGGTGCTGCTGCGACCCGGCGAGCATCTGGATCTGTCCAGGAGGTTCGTCAGGTGAGCGAGATCGCCGAGCTGTACGGTCTCGATGCGGCTCGCTCCCTCCAGGTGGACGAGCACGCCTCGTGCCAGGACGCCGGCCAGCTCTATGGTGGCGCGTACTGCCTGGCCACCCACAAGCCCGGCGTCTGTGCCGGGGTCAAGCGTGGAGGCGCCCAACAGCAGCAGGTCCAGCCCTACCAGCGGCCACATGTCGCGGTACCGGTGGCGCCGGCCGCGAAGACCCGCCAGCAGTCCGACCTGGAGCAGGCCGCACAGGGCGGGTACGCCGCCGCCTACCAGCACGCCCAACAGCTCGCCCAGCAGCTCGGCGCCAACCAGGGACACGCGAGAGTGCAGGCGGCGGCCACCGACTACGCCCACGCGCTGCACCAGCACGGGCGCGCGGTAGCCCGCGCCGACCAGCTTCATGCCAGGCTTCAGCAGCGTCACGACAGCGCGGAGGCGCGGAATACGGCCATCGACCAGGCCAACGCGGCACGGCAGTCGGCGGCCGTCACGCGGGCCAACGCACAGGTCAAGCGTCAGGCGCTGCACAAGGCGGCTGCCCGGCACCCGCGCGCTCGCGCGCATCACTCCATGTGGATGGACGAGGTCGCGCTGTACGCGCTCGGCCAGCCCTTCCAGTTCGCCCTATATGCCCTGGTCGCTGCCGCGCACTGGGGCTGCGAGGTCGGCGAGTTCTGCCGCAACCCGCTGCACCCCGGCCCGTGCAAAGGCTGGAAGCACACCCTGCACGCCGTAGCCCCGGGGGCGTACCACGCCTACGAGAAGACCCGCGTCGAGAAGCTGAACGAACGACGACGGGCCAAGATCGCAGCCCTGAAGGCGCAGGGCAAGCCGGTACCCAAGAGCCTGCTCAAGGACATCACGTACACCGCGCCGGGCGCCGGCCAGGCCCAGCCCGGCTTCAC